TTCTTCTTTTTGTTCTTTTTCTACTTTTTCTATTGGCGTATTTTTTGGAGGATTATATGTGAAATACAAATAACATGAACTAATAGAAATAAATACTATACAAAATGAAATAAACCAAGTAAAACATTGTATTAATATGGGTTTTATAGTTTCATTACTGTATAAGTATTTTAATAATAATACCAAGATTGTTGTAACAATAACATTAGGTATATAATGATTTGTATTTTCGACTTCTGTATTATTGGCATGTTTTGTATTAAAAGCTATATCACAAATATCTGGGCCGATGTTCGTATAAATATCTTTATGATGTAAATAATGAACATCATTTACTCTTAATTGCCCATAATTAAAATTATGAACTGTCGAATAAAATAAAATAAAAGAAATGGCTGCCCATATATTAATATAGTCGTCTCCTAAATAATAATACAATGGTAGAATAATTGTTATAAAGGACAACTCTAATAATATTTGCGAAAAATGAGAGAAGAAATTATTATTTTCGTGATGATAATGATGTAAAATAGTATATATATTTCTATAATAATGACTACCCTTATGTACAAAATATGCTAATAACAATAAACTAAAAAATGTGATAAAACCAGCAGTCGTAAATGGGTGTGATATGATCATAATCGATATACAAATTACAATCCAAGAGAGATAATTTTGTTTTATAGATGTCATCACAGTTATTTCATTCATACTATAAGATTACATTTATTTATATAATATTTAACGTCCAGTCCACACCTTAATAATCGATTTTGGTATAGTGCCTTTTTTTAAGTTCGTCATATATGTATTGTATGAATATCCCCACGCTTGATATTTCATTATATCGCCTAATAATGATGTTTGATTTTTAAGTTTATATTCAGTAGAAAAAATACACCCAAATATTCTCTCTAAACAACATCTATCAGACCTATTACGTACAGCATGAATCAATTTAGTAATGCCATATTTTTGTTCTATTCTTTCTAAAAAAGAAAGATTGATATAGGATTGAACACCAAAACATCCATACCATTTATCATGCGGCATACCAATAACTGTTTCATTTTTTATTTTTTGTTCAATTGCTTGATAATTTTTTAAGTATTTTACAATTCGTTTTGTATTTTCAATATTTTCTTTGTCTGGATAAAAAAACCATAATGGTAAAACACTTACACCATTTAATTGTTCAAATGGTATTCGTTTATGAAAAAATACACTATCATGAATTATTATGGCATTTTTAAAGAATTTATATTTTAAAAAATAATAATATGGCAACAATTCACCTCTCTTGGGAAATTCGGATTGAATATATTGAACATGTGTATAGTCAAATTCTGCCTTTACAAACTGATAATTGCTATTATCATCTATAATAACGATTTTAGCTGATGGATATAATGTTCTTAATAATTTAACATTATGATTCCAATATTTATTGGTTAATTCTGAATTTACATGTCTAGTAATAATAAACCCAAATAAATCATTCATAATATATATAAATATAATCTATTATGAATTTTTAATTTAACTATTTATAATTTTATTAATCCATATCTAATAATATATCTTTATTATCTAAATTATACACACGAAGGAATATTATCTATATCTATTAAACTCATCGCATTTGATAGCCCTATACTTTTACCTAATGGATGTCCTGGTTTAAATGCGAATTTGGCAAACTCAGGTCTTAACAATTGAGATTGAGGTGTATGATTGTGAACACATCGAGCAATCATTTTATACAATTTAAATTCTGGATATCTCTCTACTCCATTATTTTTATATAGCATATTAATGCCTTTATCATCTAAACACCATTCAAATATAATTCGTTTAATAGGGTCTGTGATTTTACTCAAATCTTTTAATTCTTCAAAGTCTTCAATAATATAATCAAAAATCGAACACGCTAATCTACATAAATCAAAACTGGGGTTTGGTTCTAATCTTGGTTTTTTTTCATTGAAATAAGGCTCAGTATTATATTGAGTCGCGGCATCATTTCCTATTTGAAAACTATCACTACAAAATAGTTTACCATCATATTTATAAATACTTCTGCCAAAATCGATAATTTTAAATATACGTCCAAACGTCGGAACTTTATAATATGTATTTTTATATTTGTAATATAAATGTTTCTTATCTGTATGATTATACATAACATTATTAGTATGTAAATCATTATGCGTAAATTGAAATGCTTTTTGATAAGTAATTAAAATCATAATAATCTGCATAAACGCCGACAACCATTCATCAGTAGTTAAATCTTCAGTAAGTATTAAATGGTCAAATGTATTTTCGCAATACTCCATAGCAATGACTTGAACTGGAAATTTTGGTATAGTGACTTCTATTCTCTCTTCTTCCATACTTTCATCTTCATCTGACACATCAGTCCATTTATCTGAACTGTCGTTTTGCTCACTATTCTCACTATTCTCACTATTCCCACTATTCTCATTATCATCATCTAATTGCGAATGTGCGTCATCGCAATCATCGTCACAATGTTCACAATCTTCCTCGAAATCATCGTCATTTGTATAAGACGAACGCGAAGAACAGGTTGAACTGGATTTCAGTGTTACATTTTGTTCTGCTGAAATAGTATGATTCATTAAATCAACTAAATCAATAGACATATCTTTTAAATCATTTAAATCGACTGAATTTGTGTTATTATCAAAAATATCTTCAAATAATTCATCATTAACAGAATGGATTGACTTTAAACTAACATCGTTTCCAATAGTAATTGGTTTTAATTTATTGGATTCTTCTTGAAACAAATGATCATAATTATCAATAGTAAATAATGTATTTTTATGTTTGTTAAAAAAATCAGAATTATTTAAATAATCAATGTCATCAAATACATTAATTTTAAAATTGTTTTTAATTGCTAAATAGGATCCATAATATTCAACACCGTGAATAAATTTAAATGTAGTAGTTAATTGACTAGACAAATATAAAAATAATCCATCTACATAAGCAGCATTATTATAATCAATTAATTTAGAATTACAATCTTCTGGGGTTGAATGTAATTGAGGTAAATTAAATAACTTTGGATTTGTTGAATCATATTTACCAATCATATACTTATATGGATCTAACAAAGGAGCTAATTTAAAAAATACATTTTTTTCTTTTACTTCGTTCGTATCTACATCTTTAAGTTTACAATTAAATATATTATTGCCATTATTGGAGTGATTTTCGAATATCAGTTCATTATTATGAGATTTAGATTTAATATCGAACAAAAAAGTTTGATTATTTAATGTAATAGAATTATAATTTTTATCATTTAGATTGAAAAATCTAGTATAAATGGGAATATAATTTTGAATAGAAGAGAGATTTATAGATTTAGAATGTTCAAAGGTTTTGAATAATTCAGCGTGTTTACGTTTTTGATAATGTATATTAATCATCTTTAGCTATTTGAAATATAAATTAAATATGTTTTTAACTTATTTTTTTGTCAATATCTCTAAACAAAACAATGCTACATTTATTCTCTCTGTTACATTCAAATAAAATTCGTTCGCTTTAGAAAAAAAAATCAGTATGTCAACTGTAATGGGAAAATCATTTAGAAATCCTTATAATCCTTTTTTATATTTATAGTACATTTATGGCTGGATGGTGTGCCGATGCCATTTTAGCAGGTCAAACATCTGTTTATATTATGAAAAACAAATACAATGTGCTACTTTACATTTAGCGTTTAATAATAATTATTTTTTCATTATTAAATAATATAATAATGACTCTTGAACTAAAAAAATTCGATATGAAAAGTATTCGTTTCAAACCAGACGAAAATAAGGGTCCGGTTGTTGTCTTGATTGGAAAGCGTGATACAGGTAAGTCTTTTTTAGTCAGAGATCTATTATGGTATCAGCAAGATATACCAATTGGAACCGTCATATCTGGAACAGAAGAAGGCAACGGATTTTACAGCAAAATGGTGCCGCGTTTATTCATCCACAATGAATATAATTCGGCGATTATCGAGAACATCTTAAAGCGTCAGAGAACTGTACTGAAACAAGTTAAAAAGGAGATGGAAACTTATAAACGCTCTTCAATTGACCCTAGAGCATTTGTTATTTTAGATGATTGTTTATATGATAATACATGGTCTCGTGATAAGTTAATGCGATTACTCTTCATGAATGGAAGACACTGGAAGGTCATGTTGGTCATCACAATGCAATATCCTTTAGGTATTCCTCCCACACTGAGAACCAATATAGATTATGTATTTATTTTGAGAGAAAATTACATTGCGAATAGAAAACGAATTTATGAAAATTATGCTGGTATGTTTCCAACTTTCGAAGCATTTTGTCAGGTCATGGACCAGTGTACTGAAAATTATGAGTGCTTGGTTATTAACAATAACTCTAAATCAAATAAATTGAACGACCAAGTATTTTATTATAAAGCCGATAATCATAACGATTTTAGGTTAGGAAACAAAGAATTCTGGGAATTATCGAAGGGAATGCCTGACGAAGACCAAGAAGAGCAATATGATCCTTCGAAGACCAAGAAACGTGGGGGCGGACCTAGAATTAATGTTAAGAAAACAACTAACTGGTAAAATT